GGGCCTCTACAACGCTCGTGGGCAGAGGGTCGAAAAGGTTGAACCGGGCATGTTCCTCAATGCTGTCGGTGGCCGTGATATTAAGTTCTCGCAGCCTGCTGTCACTGACAGCTACGACCCTTACAAGACTTCGATGTTGCATACGGTGGCTGCGGGTTGGCGGGTTCCGTTCGCTCTTATGACCGGCAGGCTCGACAAGGTTAACTACTCGTCGAGCAAGATCGGGCTGGAAGGCTTTCGCCGGATGATTTCAATGCTGCAATGGCAGGTGATCATTCCAATGCTGTTGCAGCCTCTGTGGGACTGGTTTTGCGAGGCCGCATATCTGGCTGGCAAGATCCAGACGCCGACCGTGGAAGCCGAGTGGTCGCCGCCTCGCTTCTATTCAGCGGATCCGCTGAAGGATGTGAAAGCGAGAGTTCTGGAAGTCCGCGCAGGTTTCCGGTCCCTTCCATCCGCAATTGCTGAGACGGGTGAAAATCCAGAAGACGTGATCGACGAGATTGAGGCTTTCAACAAAAAGCTGGATGACAAGGGTTTGATCTTTGACAGCGATCCGCGCCGCATCTCGCAGGCCGGACAAACGCAACAAAACAGCGATTCTGATGATCCTCCCGACAAGGATGAAAACGATGACGAAACTTAATCTGCGCAAGATGCCGGATAGTCTGCCAATGCAGATGCAGGAGGTTCGCTTACTTCCCTCCGGCATTAATGCCGAAACACGGACGGTTGAACTCGTCTGGACAGCTGGCGCAACCGTACGGCGCCGTCGCTATGTTGGCTGGGATACGGTCGTTCCATTCGATGAGGTTCTCGTTGTCAGCGACAAAGCGATTGATCTCACGCGTATGAATGCGGGCGCTCCCGTTCTCGACAGTCATTCCGCATGGTCAACGTTTTCGCAGGTCGCCGTGGTTGAACGCGCGTGGATTGATAGCGGTGAAGGTAAAGCGAGTATTCGCTTTCCCAAAGCGGGAATTGATGAGCGGGCAGATCGAATGTTTGGCCTCGTCTCTGACGGCATCATCAAGAATGTGTCGGTTGGATACTCCATCGACAAGATCCGCGTCGAGGAAGCTACTAAAAAGGGTGAGGTCGAAAAGGTTATTGTCGAGCGCTGGACGCCGAACGAAATTTCCTTTGTGACAATCCCCGCAGATCCTGATGCGCAGGTCCGCTCGCAGGCTGGCACATTCCCACTGTCATACTTGGGCGCAGGCTTTTCGACTGCCGCAGCTGCTGCACGTATGAGAATGGCGGAAGCCGTTCGCCGCATCGGCTGACAATCACGACAATTTATCAGTTTGCCGCCTGCAACTCCGGGGTTGCAGGCCGACGGCGCTTGTTTTGCCCGGTACTTAGAAGGAAGCGCACACCATGAAAAAGGGTGCTCACATTTTCGCGACCGTCGCCGCAATCTTCTGCGTCGGTCTGGCTTTTGCGTTCTTCGCAGCTGATCCATCGCATGCAGCATCTTTCGATCATGGCATGCTCACACAACCAAGCGGTATGCATGTCATTGGCGCTAACATCGCTCTGTTGGGTCTGCGCGCCAAACTCACGGATATCACCACGCGGGCCGAAGCCAAGCGTGCTGAAATCACAGACGATCTGGACGAAGCGGCTGTTCGCGCAATCGAAAAGGCACATGCGGATATTCTGGCAGAAGCCGATCAGGTGCGAGCCGATATTGCCCGACTGGAAAACGAACAGCGAAATGCGCCCCCTGTTAACACTGATCCGCAAGCTGTCGCAGATGCAGCGGTGCGCGCTGAACGTGAACGTTCTAACGCGATTGAAGAACTGGCCTTACGTTCTGGTTTTGCTGACTTTGGCCGTGAACATGTCCGCTCCGGTACGACTGTCGATGCTTTCCGCAGTTTGCTGCTTGATCACATGGTCAATAATGAGCGGAATGCCCCGACTGACAGCCGCGTCAATGTGATCCGCGATGAAGGCGATACCCGTCGTTCTGCGCAGATCGAAGCGTTGGCCTATGGCCTTGGCGCGCCGACACCGGATGCTGGTCCGTCAGCTGCCGCTCGCCAGTTCATGGGTATGGGCCTTGTAGATATCGCGGCTGAAAGTGTGAACTATCGCGGTCGTCGCATGATGAATGCTCGCGATATCGACGATGTGTTCACCCGTGCATCGCATTCAACATCGGACTTCCCTGTAATCTTCGAAGGCGCTGTTAATCGCACACTTGAACAGCGTTACGCATTGGCCCAGCCGACATTCAAGCGATTTGCGCGTAAGCGTAATTTTCGTGACTTCCGTCCAGACACCACCGTCAAGGTCGGCGATTTCCCGCTTCTGAAAAAGGTACTGGAGAACGGCGAGATCAAGTATGGCTCGTTCGGTGAAGGCAAAGAGCAGGTCCAGGCATTCAGCTATGCGATTGCGCTCAATATCAGCCGTCAGATGCTTATCAACGATGATCTCGGCGCAATCTCGGAACTGCTGACAAGTTATGGTGCGTCGGTGGCTTTGTTCGAGGAAGTTACCTTCTATGCGGGTGCCTTCAACGGCAATCTTGCCGATGGCAAGACGGTCTTTCATGCCGAACACAAGAACCTTGCCGGAACCGCGTCTGCCATCACAGTCGACGCCGTTGGCGAAGGTCGTAAGGCGATGAGCAAGCAAAAGAGCATTGATGGTAATCCACTGCTTTCGAACGCTGCTCGCATCATGCTGGTTGGTCCGGACAAGCTCACCGAAGCTGAAAAGTTCCTTGCGTCGATCACGCCTGCAACCATTGCGACCGTCAACATTTTCTCCGGCAAGTTTGAATTGATCGAAACCAATCAGATCGAAGGCAATGCCTGGCATCTGCTTGCAGATCCTGCATCCGGTTCAAATTACCGCTGGGGCTATCTGGAAGGCTACGAAGCGCCGCGCGTTCGCATGGATGAGCCTTTCGGTCGACAGGGTTTCAGCATGTCGGTTGAACATGACTTCGGTTGTGGCGCTACCGATTATCGCTTCGGATACAAGAACGCCGGGGCTTAAACGAACATCGGCGGATCTGATTGATCCGCCATTCCTCCCGTTTCGATATTCAAAAGGGTTATTCCCATGAAAAACTATATCCAGCCCGGCAAGACGGTTACTGTGCCAGCTCCTGCCGATGTGAAATCCGGCGACCTTGTTGTCATTGGTAGTCTGTTTGGCGTTGCAGAGTTTTCAGCTGCAGAAGGCGATCCGGTCGAAATTGCGACCGAAGGCGTCTTTGAATTGCCCAAAGAACAAGCGCAGGCTTGGACCGTTGGTGCCAAAGTCTATTACATTGCCGCAGATAAGGTTCTGACGACAGCTGCATCGGGCAATACCTTCATCGGTCACGCAACTGAAGCGGTTGCCAATCCTTCCGGATCCGGCGCGGTTCGCTTGTCGGTGTAACCGCTCATGGTGAACTGGCGAAAACTTGAAGCTATGGTCGATCAGAAGATCGGCCTTAGCTATGGCGAGTCAGTTCGTCTGTCTTTTATGAAAGGGCAGGTGGCTGATCCAGCGCGGCCCATGATTGAAGTCCCCACCGCCGTACTTCATGTCGGCGGTGATGATTCTCACGCTCCCGGACCTACCGGCACATATCGCTCTCGCCTTTCATTAGGCGAAGCTGAATTATTCCTTGATCGCTCGACCTATAATGGCCCGATGCCGCAAGCTGGCGACAAAGTGCGGGCCAATGATCGGGACGGCAAGCCGTGGTTTGAAGTGGCTGCGGTTTCTGATCGCTATAGCAATCTCATTGTTTTGAAGTTGGGGCATTCCTGATGTCTATTGGCCGTATCGCATTGCGCATCGCTACGATTGAAGCTTTGCGCGGTAATACATCTGTTGAAGGCAATGTACTTGATAGTGAGATTGGCTCGCTCGATGTTGCCGCAGATGAAAGTCTGCGTACCAATCAGGAAAAGCCTTTTATTTCAGTCTATACCGACAGCGCTAAGGCGGACGATCTCGGCACTGGTCGCAGGCTTTGGGTCAATGGTTTGACTGAATTGTTGATTGAAACAGGCATTGCCGCCTCGATGACGGAAACCAATCAGGAGACCGGCGAAAGCACGATCATCGGGTTTGGTATTCCTGCTACCGATTCCGCTTTTGAATTGTTTCTCGACGTTGTCGACCGCGAGACTGTTGCAGCGCTGATGGATCCCGACAATGAGTGGGCTGAGATCTGGCGTGGGCTTGTCACCAATATTGCAAAGGTGGATCGTAGGCGAACCGCTGATGCTGAAACGGGAACGCGGATGGCTGCCCATCAACAATGCATTCTCTGCGACATTCTGCCAGATCCAGTCTATGGCGCACCAATTGCGCCCACGTCGCTATGGCAAAAGCTGCTCGATCAGATGGCAGCGATCAAGCATCCTTATTTGACAAGCATGCGCGATCTTCTTGGCTTGGACGTCGTGCAACTCAAATCAGCAAAACAGCGACGACGGTTTGGTCTGACGCTTGATGAGGCGAGGGCGCTTTTTATCACGCCGCCGCTATCTGCGGAAACTGGCGAGCCTTCCATCGCGAAAGTAGAAGCGGTCGAAACACATGGCTGATTTCATTGATGAGTTCGTGGAAATGCAAAGGCGGGTGTTCGAACTTGAACGTCGCACTGCAAATCGCAAGCGAACAGGCACCGTAGAGAAGCTTGATCTAGATAAAGGTCTTGCGCGTGTTCTGATAGAGAACGATGGGGATCGGCCTTTTCTTTCTCCGTGGGTGCCTTGGAAGGAAATCGCCGCTGGCGGGATATCCTCGCATATTCCTCCTACCGTCGGACAGCAGGTCGACGTTGTTTCAGAAAGCGGCGACCTTACCGACGGTATTATCGACTTTTCCACTCATTCCAACGCAAATCCGCGACCTCACAACGGCCCGGAGGCTGTTATCGTAAAGGGCAGTGCCCGGTTATTCATAGGCGACGATACGGTGACAATTGATGCGCCGAACATCGCTTTTAGAGCGTCCAGCGGAACGCTAGGATAATGCCACTTATAGCCCGGTTAGGCGATGCCGGGTCGCACGGCGGTTCAATCACAACATCGGCAGCAAAATGGGAATGCGAAGGAGCTTTGATTGCTCGTCGCGGCGATACCTATGCGTGCCCGATACACGGATCAAACCCGATTGTTGGCGGCTCTGGTAAATTCATATGTGAAGGCGAGCCAATTGCTCGTCATGGCGATGCAACGGCCTGCGGCGCAACGTTGATTTCTGGCGCGTCTCGATGGGCGTGCGATTAAAAAAGGAAAACCGTGATGGAAGTTATTGTTAAAGAAAGCGGGTTTTACGGCGGCACTTGGCGTGACGCTTCGTCGAAACAGGTCGATATGCCTGAAACTACAGCGCGACCGTTTCTTCCCCCTTATGGGCATCAACTGGACTTGCCTAAACCAGTCGAGAAGCCGAACGACAAAGAACTCCAAAAAGCTAAGGGCTGACGCCAATGTCTTCAAGCGGCGTCAATCGTGTGGACGGGCGGCCATTGTCGAACTTCGAACACGTCCGGCAGTCGATTGAAGTCATATTGACTACGGCTATCGGCTCCCGCGTGATGCGCCGGGAGTTTGGTTCGGAAGTCCTGAACTTGATCGACCGTCCCCTAACCGACCGTGTCATCCTCGCGGTTTACTCGGCTGTCGTGATGGCGATAGCACAGTGGGAACCGCGTTTCGCTGTGACCGGTTGCAAGATCAGCAGAGCTGATGAAACCGGCAAGCTCTCGCTGCAAATCTTCGGCATCTATTATCCGCGGGGACATTTGGGCGACTTTTCCAGACCGGAAGATGCTCAAACGCGGGTTTTCTTTGAAAGGCAATAACTATGGCGTTCGATCTTACGACTTATCCGAAGCCGGACGTCATCGAAACTCTTGACTATGAAGTGATCCTTTCTCAGCGCATAGCGCTGCTTAAGGAGCTTTGGCGGATAATACGGGAAAAGCACCCAGAATTACCGGACTATGACGTCGAGCTTCTGGAAACCGATCCCATCCAGATTACGGAAGAAGCCGAAGCATATCGGGAAATGCTTGTCCGCGCGCGCATCAATGATGCCGCTCTGGCTAATCTATTGGCTTTCGCTGGTGGTGCTGACCTGGATCATTTGGCCGCTTTTTATGATGTTGATCGCCTCGAAGGTGAGGGCGACGAACCTTTTAGGGATCGCATCGTTCTTGAAATCAAAGGGAGATCGCCCGGCGGCGGCGCTTACTGGTATGAGGCGGCGGCGCGGCGGGCTGATGTGCGCATTCGCAGCGCCAAGGCTTTCCGGGAGGATTTCTGGCCGATCATCCATATTGCTATTCTCTCCCGCGAAAATGGTGGGATTCCCGACAATGCTATGCTTGGTGCGGTAACTGACATTGTCACAAGCGACCGCGTTCGCACCCTCAACGACACAATAATCGTCGAGGCCGCAGTCACGACAACAACAGATATCGAGGCAAATGTCTGGCTCCTTCCTTCTGCGCCTTTAATAGATCTATCGCCTCTGGAAGCAGCGCTCCGGAAATCATGGGATTCCGATACCGCAATCGGTTTTGATCTCGTTCCTTCATGGATTGAAGCAAAGCTTCATTTCGCGGGCGTTCAACGAGTTGAGATGGTTTCGCCAACAGATCCAGTCGTTGCCTCTCCGGGAACTGCAATCGCTATTGGGGCAATCAAACTCAACTATATGGGGCGCGATTACTAATGGCAGACCGAACCGCATTGCTTCCAAGTAATGCGACGGTGCTGGAAAAAACGCTTTCGGAGGCCCTTGACCGGACCCCGGAATTGTCACCCGGCATTGTCGAATTGCGCGGGTTTAAATTTCACCCGATAGACAGGGTTGTTCCCTATCTGGTTTCTGAATACGGCCTCTCCGAAGTTGCCGAGTACCTTCCAAACCTTCGCGACGTCATTCTCGAGGGCATTCAATGGCAGCGCATAATTGGTACGCCTGCGGCGATCCACAAATCCTTACGTTGGATCAATCACGACGGGGACATTGAGGAATTTCCGGCCACTGCTCGCAAATGGTGGTGGTTTCAAATTCACCTGCCGTTTGAACCGCGGAACACTCAATTCCTCCGGCCCATGACCCGCTTGGTCATGTCTTCTAAGCCGCTCCGCTCTGAATTCGCAAGAATGACCGCCGGTTGGGACGTGCGAGCGTTTCGCCTTAATGAGCATCGGCTCAACGGTGACGCGGGCCTCAACACTTGGTCCGGGACCCGTAAGGAATCCGGCGGGCCTGTTGTTTCAATTCGCGTCAATCATCGCAAACAAGTCGTTGTACCCACCGGCGGACGTGTCGAAGTCAACGCTATTCAGAATGTCGAAACGGTTCGAACCGTTCGGGCAGGCATTCCGATCAATCAGCTCTCAGCGCGCTTCGCGTCACTGGCTGCGGTTCGCGTCGATTATCGCAATCCCGCAACGGTCGCATTTCAGAATGCGCCGTTTGTTCATCAATCCTTCGGCGCTCCGGTGCCGCGTGTCCAAACAGGATCAGAATAATGGCTGTCTTTACCCAAGACGGGCGCGTCGCATTGGCGAAAGCGCTTTACGATATGACGCTCTTTCTCGCGGTCGGTGAAGGTCTGCCAGCATGGGACGACCAGCCCCGACCTTCGACGCCAGAAGAACAAGCCGCCCAAGATGCCGCATGGTCGGTACTTTCCAAACTCGAAAGCCCGGTCGGTGTCACGCGGACGCGAGACAAGTATTTCGTGGTGCCAAACCCGGACGGCGACATTGTCATGGCGGATGGCGCGAAATATTCGCAGAGCACCGATCCAACCGGCTTTGTGTTCCTCCGCTTTCAGCTTGATCTGGACGACGCCAACAACAACACGCTTCGGGAAACCGGCATCTATGTCGGAACCAAGCTGGCCGAAGGT